GTAGATACGACCCACTTTTTAATCTCAGACCTTCTTTCGGGTGTCTTTGTATTCAATTCAGATTCAAAGTCATCCAAGATGATACCCGTATACCTGACATCCACCTCGGCACGCCCCCTCAGACGCTGGCTTGTACCTTTGGCTATGATTCTGTCGCCTTTGGGGGTTACCAAGTCTTTTTCCGTCCACCTCTTGCCAGCGGTTCCCCCATCCATGTTTCCAAAGTAGTACTTCATCTTTTTATTGGTCTCAAGGTGGTAGCGCATATATTTCAAATGGTCAATGGCCTGTCCCTGCTCTTCTGACACCCAAGCAATAAAGTTCTGGTCACCCTCACCAGCAAAGCAAAGTTTATGTAAGATAGCTGATTTAGATAGAATAGACTTGCCGAATCCTCTGGGAAGTATAATACAGATACGCTCACCGGGTTTGGTAGAGATAAGTCTTTTAGATACGGTATAGTGACAAGAGGGGGAACTACTCTTATACATGAAATCGCGTGGAAGGAATGCCCTGCCAAAGAACAGCAGGTCATTGTATGCTTTAGACAGCACCTCATCCTTCTCCGCCATCTCATCTGGCGGCGGGATGATGTTAAATGTCTCTATTGGCTTCTTCTCTGGCACGCTTCCTCTCTTTGTAAATCTTTCTTTTCAGCCTTTTGTTCTCCACCGCCAGCTTACGCCTTAAACGCTTCCTCGTCTTCGCTGCTCTATTGGGCATATAAATCATCAATGGCTTGTCTGAACTTCTTTGGGTTAAATCTTAAATTAGATGCCCCAGTATAATATTTCGGAAGACCAGAGCCCTCTATTGATGGAAAATAATCTAACCCTTTATCAATCATTTTTCTTATAGACTGTGCCCTTGGAGTTCTTCTTAATAAAGTTGGAGTCCATGCTTTGCCACGCCCGTGCCACATGATATCAGCCTTGTCTAATAACGATAGCTCAGAAGGATGTTTTGCATATTGCAACGTAGATTTAGGAAGTGATGGGAATATAATTTCTTCAACATCAGTATACGGGCCGACTTTTCCTTTTTTGTAAAGCTCTTTTTTAGGAACACGAAATTTTAACAATTGACCTCCCTTTGTAGGGGCCCCGCTTAGCACGTCTTCTGCTGTATATTTTAACGCCAACTTCGGATTTAAACTTGTATGTAACATTTTATTATAAAGAGGGCTACCCATAATTACATCTTCTATACCTCCGGCTGTTTTTTGTGCTACAGTTTTTACAGGCTCCGTTATACCGCGCCACACTGGTATCGTCGTAGCACGCTTATAAGCTTCCTTACCCAACTTAAACGCACCAACGCCTGCTGCGCCAATGGCTGGTGCTGTTAACAGTAAATCTGCAGCCGTAACATCTCTGCCTCTTTCTCCAGCAGCTGGTATTCCTGTTAAAAATTCTAAGACAGGCAATATCTGTTTCCTACCAACATTGCTTTCTAACCACCCCTTCATACCCTCACTTTGAGGTGTCGGGTCAACCTCACCACCAGCTTGATATTTCCTTAAAGCGGTTAACGCTATTAAACTATCTATTGCTGAGTGACCGTGCGGCATTATATCTTCCTGAGCATTGCTTTATTGTATTTTGATGTCATACACTGCATGACCCCATTGATACTTAGATGGGTAAATCCATTTTGAATATATTGTAGCGATTATCATTCCCCAGACTCCAGCATACCCGATTCAAAGGCTTTTAGCTTATCTTTAGAAAAGCCGGTAAACTCCTGAAAGAGGGCGACTGTATCCGTCTTCTTATCAGTATTCAACAATCCCGATATCTTCATTAGTGTTTCCAGTGCCCGGAGCTTGTCTCCATCACGTGCTCCTGCCTTATCTACTACCGCTTTTGCGTTTTCCAGTAAATATGTCTTGGTAATCCCAAGATTATCCATTAACTGTTCTACTTCTTTATCTACCAATGTTCTAATCCTCTTTTGTCTTAAAAGTAATTTTGACCTGTCCTTTGCATATCTTCTGTTCTTTGTCCTGTATACCGTTAAATAAGCGTCCACCGGGTCTCTACCCATTGCCACCATCTTGGCAAAGAGCTTCTCACGGCTGGTAATATACTTGGACTCGGTATATTTCTTGAAACGATATATGTCTTTCTTCGGCTCTCCCTCCAATTTGGACTTATCATTGGCATAAGCAGTGCCCAGTATGGTACGCACATAAGGCATTTTCTTCTTATCATAGCTGCTAAACATGACCAAACGCCTTAAAATGCTGAATACCTGTCCATCATCACTCTTGGCCCACTGGCCTTCCTCCGCCTCTCGCCAGTCCTCCAGCAGTTCTTCCTTCTTGTGATGCTTGCGGAACTCCTTCTCATCCTCATACAGGTGATAGTCCACACCCTTTATCGTCTTAATGTACATTAACTAAGCACGGGCTTTGACCAAATGGGCATCCAACAGGTCAACCAAGACAGGAGAATCCATTTCATCTATGATAAGTAATATCTCCATCATATATATGTAATCACCCGATTCCCTGAACTTGTTTGCCAATGACTTCAATGTATCAATCGCCGGCCCTAAGTCCAAAATCTCTACTTCGTACTGCTGTTCCATGCCTCAAATATACATACTTTAGCCATTTTACATCAAGATGAAAAAAGCTATTGACTTATATAGGTCAAAACAAATAAATTCAAATGTCGGTTGAGACAGTAATAATATTAAGTATTATAATATTAATATAGTACTATAGTAATATAGTAAATAGTAATATAGTAATATATTAAAATAGTAATATTATATATAGAGAGAGATAATATTAATATATTAAATATTAAATATTAATATATTACCCGCGATGTATGAAGAATATTACCCGCGAACCCCACCCCTACCCTAACTTTCAAAAAATTTCTAAAAAATAATATACATATGGGTGTCTCTCTTTTATTTATGCATATACCTCCCCCAATCACTTTCCCGTTGAGAATTCTGCCGTTGAAAAAATGGATTGCACCTGCGCCCGTTGAGGCCAGATATCAGGCCAAATAAGGCCAGAAATAACCATTGTATATTGTCAGGCCTGTCTTATATTGTTGACGTTATTTGACAATGTGAGTCCCCTGTTGTGGGGGCGGGCCCGTCCGAGAAAGGGCAGCGGGCCGACAATCTCTGAGACTAGGTGACCTCAGTATATTGCGGGTGCATTCAGGCCGGGCATGCATGAGCGCCGACCCCGACGGACGGAGATTTTAACCTACTCGTTTCAAAACAAACCGCCCTATTTATAGGGTAGATTGGAGTTTAATATGACGTTCATATTAGATGATTCAAACGCATTACCTAATGGTAATGGAATTACAGAAACAGTCTACAATCCTGACCAACTGGCAATACCAACAGAATATGTTGATGTTCAGTCGATTGCTCCGGTTAACGTGGCAACTAAGCCTGTTGACCCGTGGGCACCTATCGAGAAACTGAGATTGCAGAACAGCGACGGGTACGAAAGTAACTCCTACAATGTCCGTGTTAAAGTGGATGAAGGCAACTTTTTTGAGGCCGGTGTAGTGAGTGACAGTTACCTGTTAATTGGTAACCAGCAAATACATGAAGTGTGCGCTGAAATCAGGACTGAATCAGGCATGGAATGGGAACCGGTAAAATGTTTCTTTAATGGGAAACAATTCCGGAACGTATACCGTACCGAAAGTGTCAAAACAGAAACGGTAGTTGGTGACGTTATCAACTTAATGATGACCGAACTTAACTCATACGACCAGACCCAGCGCTGTGGATTCCGGGTGGATTTCATGGTGAAGGTGTGCATGAATGGGATGATAAGCCCACAATACGGCTGGAACTCTCTATTTCAACACAGACAGCAAAACGTAGACTGGTCTAATGAAATACGCCGTGGGGCTGTGGCTCTCAGTGGCAATGTAGCCCATAGGAAACTGGAAACATTCGCCAAAGCCTGTAACCGGCTCCAAAGCCCGCTCGATATCGACAAATTGGGCGCAATACGGACGGATGCTATATCAAAGCTACCGACCCAGCGTTTTGGAGCTACACTGGATAGGTATTTCGACGAAGAAGGCTATACCATGTGGGACTTGATGCAGGCCGGAACCTATACATTGTGGCACAAGGACAAAATGACCAATGCTGATTTTAATAACAACGGTCAGTTTGTAGACGGATTACTGGATTATGCTTCTAAACTGGCATTAACTCAGTAATTGAACTGAATCTGTAAGTAGAAACGAAAACCAACCAACTGGACTGGGATGTAATTTATGTCCCAGTTCAGTTAGAAGGGAATGCAATGGACATTGAAATAAAGTATGTAACCTTTAAAGATTTTAGAGGTGATGAATACATAATAACTTTCCCCTCATATATGACACATTCTGAATTATCCGAAAGTGTTGTAGAATTATCAGATGAATTTCTTAAACCTATCTCAGGTGGATTTATTGAAAATGGTGAATGTGTGGGTGAAAGTATTAGTCTGAACCTTAAATCAAGACTAGAGGACACTTTCCTACTAGGGAAACTGGCGAGGAGAACACGCCGTGATTAAATAAGCAACACGAAAAGAAAAGCCCAAATAAGAGCCCCCGGAGAAATCCGGGGGTTTTTTTTGTGCCCAAAATTATTTATAGGCGACATTCACGTACGTAGCATTCACGTAAGTAGTTTTCAGAATCCATTCACGTACGTATTTATGGGGGCAATTCACGTACGTAGTATTTAAAAGGAGTATTCACGTAGGTAGTTTATACAAATTATTCACGTAGGTAAAATTCACGTACATCGTACAATCTATTTTTACTGTAAAATTCACGTAGGTAGTATGTTTTAATGATTAATTCACGTACGTAGACCAGATTTCACGATTTAAACGTATTTTATAGGGAAAATTCACGTAGGTAGACCCATATTAATATATATTACTATCTTACTATATTAATATATTATCATATTATATCATTTATCACTTTAAATATTAATATTTACTATTAAAAGGATGCACACTATATTAAACAAGGAGCAATTTATTTACCTTTTTTATTTGACTTCTTATTATTTCTGATTAGATTACTGCATGGATTCAATGAGAAACAGAATAGAAATAGACCTAATAAAAGATAATTGGTATAGAATTACCGACATTGACGGAAATAAATGTAAGATGCAATTTGTCAACAAGGGAAACAACCACGACATTATTACTTACTGTTTCGAGGAATGGAC